AAAAGCATCTAAGGATAACATGAAAAACTGGGAAGAAGTAGCCAAGAAAGGATTAGGGATAAGATGATTAACAACATTGATTTTCAAGAAGTACTTTGTGATTTTGTAAATTCGTTAAATTTGCCTCTTGAAGCAAGATTAGATTATTTCACTGAAAAGGATGATTTAGTAATTAATTTAATATCAGGCGGTCGAGTGGAACAATTATTCATGGATAGTACCCAGGAAATAAGTTTGCCTTTTGAAATAGCTGTTAAAAGCTTAGAAAATCAAAAGGCTAATGCTATTATGTGGACTATTCATTCTGCATTATCTGAATTTAATTTACAACTACCTAGTAATAACGGTACTTATCAATTCTTAAGTCTTGATGTTGGTAAGCCAGCCGTAAATGGACGTGATGAACAAGATTATTTTATCTATACTTTACGTATAGTAGCAAAATTAGAAATAGAAGGAGAATTAATTAATGGCTAGACAAAAGAACGCATTAAGAAAACATTTTGTAGCACCTTTTGATAAGGCGAACGCTACAACAGCACCAACAAAAGAACAGTACAAACTGTTAGCAAAATACATTAAAACTGTAAACGATGAAACTGATGAAGATACTGACGATGTAGCATGGTACGATGGAGATGGCACACCAGAAGAAACTGTAAAATCAGTAAAAGCTGGATTCTCATTTGAGGGGAACTTCGATGTAGAAGATGATGCGCAAAAACTAATCGCTGACCTTAGATATAAGGTTGGGGACGATAGAAAAGTATGGTTCAAAGTAGTATCTTCAGACGGTAAGACAGCGTGGGAAGCAGTGGCAATCGTATCTAAGATTAAAGCTGGAGACGGTGACGCAAGCGACTTTGAAAACTTTGAATGTACGATTAAGTGGGTATCATTACCAAAACAAACAGCAGTAGCATAATTTAGGAGGATTTAAGCATGGTAGTAATTAAAAAATTTGAAAATGTAATTCCAGTTGATTTTGGAGAATTTGAACTTAGATTTGTGGTAAGTGATGAAAATGTAGAGAAGTTAGTAGAATTAAAAGATTATGCTAAAAAGTTACAAGAAAAATTATCAAATCTGAGTGGAACTCCTTCCGATTTAAAAATTGTTAAAGATTTAGCGAAAGATTTGTGGATGAAATTATTTGATGAAGATACTTTCAACCGTGTTTATGATGCATGCGGTAGATCATGTATTCCTACATTTTTAGCAGCAGTTCAAACGATTAAAGGTATTGCTGATGAAATGGAAAATTCATTCACAGCCGATAAATTTATCAAGTATCTAGATATTAATCATGCTTAATTTAGCTTACAAATTAGAAGATGAATTAATCGTTGGTAGTGAAGTTTATAAGCTTAATCTTAGCTTTGATAATGTAATTAGGTTGTTTGATATGCTAAATTCTAGTGATCTTGAAGATTATCAGAAACCACACTTTGCCTTATTAATGTTAACAGGTGAATCATTTGAGAAATACTCAATAGAGGACGTAGTTTTATTCTTAGATGAGGTTATAAAAGAGCATATCAAAAATGAAGAATTTAATTCAGTAGAATATGATTTAGCTGGAAATCCTATGCCAGTTAAGGAAACAGAAGAAGAACAGGAGCAATTATATAGTTTGAAATACGATTCGGACTATATTTTTGCTTCTTTTTTGCAAGCATACAATATTGATTTAATTGAAATGCAAGGTAAGTTGCATTGGAGAAAGTTTAATGCCTTATTAAATGGACTTCCAGAAAATACTAAATTTATGGAAGTTGTAAAGATTAGGTCTTACAAACCATCGAAGCATGATAGTTCTGAATATAAAGATCACATGCGAAAACTACAACGTCAATATGAACTTCCTATCAATGATTGATTTAAAAGAAAGGAGGTTAATATATGGCAGAAGGTAAAGTTAAAATAGATGTTGACTTGAATGAGAAAGGCGCCACCACAGGAATAGGTAGATTAAAAAGTGCTTTGAATGGCCTGGAAAGTGCTGGGAATAAAGCAGGATCTGTCTTTAAAAGTGTGTTAGGAGCTAATTTAGTAAGTGCTGGAATAAGTGCAGGAATCAGTAGTATTTCTAACGGAATACGAGGAATGGTGACTGAATTAAACGGCTCAGCTAAAGCGTGGAAGACATTTGAGGGAAATATGTCTATGATAGGTAAGACTTCAGAAGAGATAGCCCAAGCTAAATCGGTCTTACAAGATTATGCCACCAAGACTATTTATAGTGCATCAGATATGGCTCAAACCTATTCGCAGTTAGCTGCGGTGGGAATAAAAGAAACTGATAAACTTGTAACTGGTTTTGGTGGTTTAGCAGCTGCAGCTGAAAATCCTAAACAAGCGATGAAGACTCTATCTCAACAAGCAACTCAAATGGCGGCAAAGCCAAAAGTAGCGTGGCAGGACTTTAAGCTTATGCTTGAACAAACTCCTGCAGGTATGGCTGCAATTGCCAAGGAAATGGGAATGTCTCTTGAAGAGCTGGTTAAAGGTGTTCAAGATGGAACAGTAAAAACAGAAGCCTTTTTCGATGCAATTAAAAAGGTTGGAAATAATGTTGAATTTTCTAAAATGGCCACCGAATTTAAGACAATAGATCAAGCTATTGACGGGGCGAAAGAAAGTTTAGCTAATAAACTGCAACCTGCATTTGAGAAGTTTAACAAATTTGGAATAAGAGCTATCACAGGAATATCAGATGCTTTAGAGAAAATTGACTTTGGAAACTTTGCTGATAAATTAGGAAGTTTTCTGGAAAACATTGATATTGAAGGGATTATCAACGGGATAGGAACTTCAATTAAGAATGTAGTAACAGTCGCTAGAGAACTTTGGAAAGGATTAAATGATAGTGGAGCAATAAGTGCAGTGATAAGTGCTTTTAAAAACGTTCAAAATGCAGTTACAAACCTTGTTAACTCTCTATCAAATAGCGGAGCAATTAGCACATTTGCACATGCATTAGGTTTAGTTGTCAACGTAGTAGCGAAAGTAGTTAGTGGATTTGCTAAATTAATAGCTTCACTTCCACCTAGTGTAATTAGTGCCATTGCTTACTCATTGTTAGGTATAGTTGGTTCTCTTAAAGCTATCAAGTTAGCAACTAAAGGACTTGATTTAATTAAGGGGTTAAACCCGTTTAAATTATTCAAAAAAAACGCTACTGAGTCACTAGATGAAGTGACAAAGAAAGCTAGAAGTTCTAAAAGTACTTTATCACAAATATTTGGTGGTTTTGGTAAATTACTAGAATCAGCAGGTAAAGGGATAGCAACAAGTGCTAAGGGAATTGGTACTGGTATCAAAACAGCATTGAGCGGTGTTCCGTCCGTTCTAACTGCATTAGGGACTGGAATTTCAACTGCTGCACAAGGTATAGGAACTGGACTTGCTATTGCTTTTAAAGGATTAGGAAGTGCCATTGCAATGGTGCCACCACCAACGTGGCTTGCATTGGGTGGAGCTATTCTTATGGTATGCGCTGGACTTGCACTTTTAGGAACTCAAGGAGATGGGGTTGCTAAGGTCTTTCAAGCCTTAGGAAGTGCCGTTTCACAAGTTATTATTGCATTAGGGACTGGAATTTCAGCCGTTTTAGTTTCATTAGGAAGTGTTATTCAATCGGTGGGACTTGCTATTAAGTCAGTATTCGAGGGAATAGGAACAGTAATTCAATCTGTAGGTACTGCCATTAAGTCGGTGCTTGAGGGGTTAGGTTCAGCATTTACTGGTTTTGGAAACGGAGTAAGACTGGCTCTTGAGGGAGTTGGTACTGTAATTACTTCAGTTGGTACTGCTATTCAATCAGCCTTACAAGGAGTAGCAAGCATTATTGATTCAGTCGGTAATGCTATTAAGTCAACTCTTGAGGGTGTAGGTTCCGTGATTGAATCAGTAGGTAATTCAATAAAATCAGTATTAGAGGGTGTTGGAACAGCTTTTGAGAAATTCGGTAACGCAGTTAAAACTGTGTGTGATGGAATTAAAGAAGTTATTGATTCTATAGGTAATTCAATAAGAACTGTACTTGATGGGGTAGCTAATGTTATTAGAAGTATAGGTGAATCAGCAGAAAAGGCAGGTAACGGGTTTAGGTTATTTGCCGAAGGTGTTAAAACTCTTGTTGATTTAAGTTTAGGAGATTTAGTTGCTACATTAACAGCAACGGCAACTGGAGTAGGTGCAATTACTGCTCACGCTGGAGAAATGACAACGGCTGGAGCAGCTATGCAAACAATGGCAAGTGGATTATCAATGTTAGGTCAAGCAGCAACTTCTGTTCAAGGAGCATTTACTGCCTTACCTACATTAATCACAAGCTTAACTACTTCATTAAATGCCTTACCACCTACCTTGATTACAACGTCAACAGCCGTTCAATTATTCAGTACTAACATTACAACTTCACTTGCTGGACTTATGACTGCCAGCGGTTCTATTAGTGCTTTCAACAGTCAAATAACAAGCATTGGAACAGCAGTAAGTTCTGTTACTGTATCGATTAGTGCATTTGGTATTGTGCTTTCAAGCTTAGCAGTAAGTTTTGGTACAACTTCAGCTTCAATTGGAGCGTTAACTGGTGTAGTTAATGGTTTAACAAGCGCATTATCACAAGTTGGAAGTACATCCACTAGCGTAGCGGGTCAGATTAATCAAATTGGTACTTCGATTTCATCGGTTGGAGCGACAGTATCTAATATGGTTGCAAGCATTAGTGGAGCAATGAACGGGTTAGCTGGCGCCATTTCTTCAGCTATGAATAGTGCCTTAGGATCTATTCAAAGCACATGTCAACAATTTGTATCTACACTTCAACAAACAGCCTCACAAATGGCACAAGAAGGACGTAGAGCAGGTGATGAAGCAGGTAGAAATATTGCTGACGGATTAAGAAGTAACGAGGGTAACGTTCGTTCAGCTATGGAAAGTATCAAAAATACAGTTCAAAGCGTAGGTCAAAGTATAGTGCCAGTTGCTTACAATGTGGGAGCACAAGTAAGTAACGGAGTTGCTCGAGGTATGTACTCAGCATTAGGAGCGGTGATTGCAGCAGCAAACGCAATTGTAAGTGAAGTAGATAGAGCATTAAGAGCTAAGGCACAAATTCACTCACCATCAAGGCTTACAGCCAAGACTGGGGGACATATTACAGGTGGATTAGGTAAAGGGATGGTTAATAATATGGGTGTACTTGATAAAGCTTTCAGTTTATATCAACGTAAACTTAATTCATTTAATCCAACCTTTGCACCTGAGAATATGTTAAGTTTTAAAGGTGTACCATCATTTGCAACAGCGGGTGGAAGTAGTAACAGCGTTACCAATAACAAAACAAGCAACTTTGGAGCGTTGCTACACATAGAGAATTTAAGCACAAATTCTGAAGAAGATGTTCGTAAACTCTATGAACAAATAAAATTCTTAATTAAGGAGGAGAAAGACAGGCTGTGATAACTAAATACATTACTTATAACCAACTAAACACAAAAGAGTTAGGATTAAGATTAGTAGATGAAATAGAACTGGAATCTTCTTCTCAAACTGTAGATTTAGTTGAAATAGACGGTGTTAATGGTGCGAAAATCAAAGATAATAAACGGTTGAAAGTAGTTGAACGTACTTTCCCGTTTAAAATCTATGATGAAAAAGCTGACGTTCAAAACATAATCAATAAATTAAATGATTATCTTATCAATATAAAGCCAAAATGGTATGATTTTCAATTAAGTTGGGATAGTGAGTATCTTTATAAAGCGTACTTCTATGAAACGTTTAAAATTGAGGGAACATTAACAAGTAAGAAAAAATGTATCTTGAATTTTAAATTACACCCTATTAAATACTTAAAAACAGGACTTAATAAGATAACAGTTACTAATGGACAAATACTAAGAAATCCAGATCGAAGAAAAGCCAACCCACTTATTAAATTAAGAGGAACAGGAGATATTAATTTGAATATTAATTCTCAAATATTTAGGTTAAAAGGAGTTAGTGGACACATTGTAATTGACTGTGAAACACAGTCCGCTCATTGGGACAACAAGGAACCGCAGTATGATAAAGTGTTCACATATCCATTTCCACACCTTGAAATAGGAGATAACAGAATCTCATGGGACAACAACTCATTTGTTGTTGAAATAACCCCACGATGGGAGGCGCTAGTTTAATGGCTTATCCTATTTTATATAAAGCAACAGAAACTAATTTTGAACATTTGGGGGTGTCAGTTTTATCTGACGCTTCTAAATGTTATGTTAGTAGAGAAAAAAACGGAATATACATTCTTGAATTTGATTATCCAGTCAACGGTAAAGATGTTGATAAAATCAAAGAGGGAATGATTATCAAAAGTGACGCAGGTTACAGAACTAAAAATCAACGTTTTGTAATTTCAAAAATCACAAGAACACAAAATGAATTTAAATTATATTGTCAACACATTTCACAAGTTAAAACTACAATGAACGCTATCAGACCAGATATAACAGTTACTGGTAGTGCTTTGATGGCACTATCAACATGGCGTGATAACTTGTTGGATAGTAGAGATGAATTCTTTGTTAATTCAGATATAACAACTGTAAATTCAACAACCTGGAAAGTTGAAAATATTGAGAACGCCCGTGATGCATTGGGAGGTAAAGCAGGTTCAATTCTTGATGTTTGGGGTGGTGAATATGAGTTCGATAACCTAAATATTACACTACATAAAAGCATGGGAATTGATAATCCAACCATCATTGCTTACGGTAAAAACTTGTTAGACTTAGAACAAGAGCAGTCGATACTTGAAACTTATACTTCGGTATTTCCGTTTAAAAAATATACTGATGATAATAACAGGGAACAATTAATAACATTGCCAGAAATACTCCTTGACAGCACACACTTAAATAAATTCACACATAGAAGAATTTTAAAAGTTGATTTTTCAAGTGATGAAAACTTAAAAACGGTGGAGCAGTTAAGAAGTAAAGCTAAAAGTTACATTAAAAGCAATAATGTAGGAGTACCAAAAACTAACTTAAAGATTAATTACCAAGACTTATCGAAAGTTGAGGGGGTATTTGATAACCCAGCTCTTGAACAGATAGATTTATGCGACAGATTGAAAGTTTATTACAACGAGTTAGGGATATTAAATGAGAATGCTAAAGTTGTTAAGGTAGTTTGGGATGTTATTCTTGAAGAAAATCACGAGATAGAAGTGGGAGATGGTAGAAGTAGTTTTACTGATAGCACTTCAGCTAAATTAGAATCACTTCAAGCACAAAATGATTCAGTAATTGCTAGAATCAATACTTTGATTGCCGAACAGGAAGCAGCATACGACAGGTTTTTTAAAGAAAAATCAAGAGTTATTGATGATAAGGTTAAAGATGGATATGAAA